AACCGCCCGCCACGATCACAAAACCTGCGCAAACAGCAACACCCCCAGCCAAGGCCACACGGCCCGCCGGGGGTGTTTTCCTGTTGTTTTTTGCCTAAAATCGCTGTATTATAGGCATTGCACAAAACAATTTTGGAGGTTTAGCTATTATGTGGATTTATCGCTCACCAATCGGCATTTTGAAGATCGTGCGCCAGCCTGACGGCACTTTCGGCCTGTGCCATAACGAAACAGTTTGGGAGGCTTGCGACACGCCGCAGGCAGAAGCCGACAATGTTTTTTGTCATGTAACAGGCTGTGACGAATGGGATTCATGCCCCGACGCTGGCCCCTCCGATCTGTCCGAATGGGAATACATTCCCTCGTAACTTTCCGCCAGTTCTGCGGCCATACGCCGCCCATCAATGGTGCTTACCTTGTTCTTGTGCAAAAGCCGGGTAAGCGCCGTTTTTATTTGTTCCTCGGTTTCCAAATGCGGGTACGCCTCCAAAAACGCCTCGCTTTCCAGCAAATCCGCCGCCACGCGCATGACCAAGCGCCGTTTCAGTTCGGGGGTTTTACGCAATCCCTCCAAAAGCTGCTCCTCGCTCATGGTTTCACCGTGGGTCAAAATATCCTCGTTCATATCCTGCCTCATTTCTGCCCGGTTCACCGCCGGGCGTTTTTTCGTTGTCGATGATCTTCCAGTTTCTCCGCAGGGCGGCCAGCGTGGAATACGGGCAAAAGCCTTGCCCCTGCACATCCCGCACATACAAACACCCGCTCCGCCCGGCGCTGATCTCGATTTCATAGTATTTCTCACGAACAAACCCGCAAGAGGTCTGCCCCACAAACTGCGCCGTCACGATCTGCGCCATGCTTACCCCTCCGCCGATTCCCGCAGCCAGTCCAAGCAGCACTTTATGCAGGTTTTCGCGTCACCGGGGCCGGGGCATTTATCGTCGTCGTGCGGGCACATGATCGCAACCGCCAGCGCCTCGTCGTCCATTTCCCTGATCTTGTCCGCATTGGTAAAAACCACATCCGGGCAATGCTTCTTTCGTGCCTCTTTGCAAGCCTTGCCGCCGTAGTCCAGCAGGCAGCCCGGCACCCTGCACCTGTCACACAATTTCACTTTTCATTCCTCCGTTTCATCCAGCGCCGCAGCGGGCGCACCACAAAGCAGTCTGCCGCAACGCGGGCAATCGTCTGCCAACTTTGCGCCTCCACAAGACGCCTCGTGCCCTCTAACGGGGGCTTTCGTCCGCCTTGCAGCTCAATTTCTGTCACGATACGCCGGGCAATCACCCGGCTTACAAGCCTTTTCACAAAAACGCGCCTCCTTTGCCCGGTTCGCCGCCTGGTCTTTATGTTTCTATCCAGTAGTCCATCAACGACCACCCACCTCTGCTGTGTACACGCTTTATTTTCTTACGGGCGATTTTCTTCGGCACAGTGCTTTTCATGTTTCCATATTGATACTCAATCTTCACCTGCGCCTCGTACCACTTTTGCCCGGCCCTTTGGATGTAGAAAAAGCCCCATTCGCATGGGTTTCTTTCCAAAACGGCTTTTACAAGCTCCTGTACCGTCCATTCTCCGCGCAGCTCCACAGCATACGAACAGCAGCAGTCGCCATACGGCCCGCCGGTGCAAACCAGCTTAAAATCCCGCTCCGCTTTCACGCCTTATTCCTCCTATTCGCAAATTGTTTTTCCAGCGGCTTTTCCCGATCAGTGGAAAATGTTCCGCCCGCCGGGTGAAATCTTTTGACCAAAACACTTTTTCGGCCAGTTTTCCCGCCGTGTTTCCCGCTCCAAAAGAGAGGTTTTTACACGCAAAAATCCCGCCGGGGCAGGGGCGATTTTACGGGATTTTTCCCGGCGCATATTATGTACGCGCGCGCGTGGCCCGCTCGGCCAATTCGTCCACCATCGGCACTTCTTCCAGCACCTCGCCCAGCCGTTCCACAGCTCTGCCGTGCCAATTCCGCGCCGTGCTGTCCGGCACACCCAGCTTGCTGGAAATTTTTGTCCAACTGTACCCACGAATCAGCCGCATGATTATGACCGACTTGTACTTACCGTTCACCGCATCCAGTGCGCCTCGGATGTTGGCTGCGTCGCCCTCTAAGACCGCCACCTGTACGCCGATTTCCTGCAAGCGGTTTTTCACGCCGTTTTCGATTACGCGCACGGCCAGCGCCTCGGTGGGGTTGCCGGGTGCCGAACTATGCGGCATACCGTCCATAGCAAGGCCGCCCAAGCCGTTGTATTCATCTTCCAGCGCGTCACGCTCCCGTTTAAGCAGCTTGATAGCCTCCGGGATTTCCCCGTAATATTTGACGATATGCTTTACCGTTTCGCTCCGCATACCCAGCACCTCCATTGCCTGTAAATCAGAACAGCGTCTTGCCGAAAATCGGCTCCGTTGCTCCGCTGGTGTCCACCTCCACCGTGTCGTGAATGATCTGCCCGATTTTCCGCGCCAGCACCGCGTACCCGTAATACTCGCCGTCCTTGGTACACTCGCCAAACTGGCGGAAATTGCCCTCGGTTTCGGCTGCCACCACAGCCACGCGGTCAGCGCCAAAGCCCAGTGCCTTGTGCATAGCCTGCACATAGATTTTCATAACCGTGTCCGCCGCCTCGCGCCGGGCGGCCAACTGCACGGCCTCCCGCTCCGTCTTTGGGGCAGACAGCGCAGGCAGCAGAAACGACGGCATGAACCACCACACCGCAGCTACCAGCGTTGCTTTGGCTCGTTCCTCGCCGCGCACCTGCTTTTCCAACGCATACTTGGCCGAAATCTCGTTGGCACAGTCCACGACGCGCTGCAAGCGCATTTCACCAATTCCGTATTTGTCGTAGATCGCCGCCAAAATGCACAGCACCAGCACATTTGCCGTTGCCTCCCGGTGATCGTCCAGCCGTTCGGCCTCTGTCTTGCCGGTACGCAAAAAGCGCCGCTGTGCCTGCATGGCCGCGTTCCGGGCGTAATAACTCGGTGTAGTATGCCGTCTTTTCATCCCAAAGCCTCCTGTTTCTCCACTTCCCGGCCACAAAGCGGGCAAAAGTCAATACACAGCACATTCAGCCCGCCGCCGTCGTGCAGGGTGTCAGTGCAAAGGCGCGGGTTGCCGTCCTCGCCCCACTCCACCCAAAACAACATACCGCTGGTGGTTTCCATGCGCTGGTGCCGCTCACACAGCGGGCACGGGCGCTTTTCTTGGTTTTTCATGGGTTCAGCCCTCCTTTGCCAGCTCTCGCCAGCGTTTCAGGTCGTCTTTGTCCTCTGCGGTGATGATCTCGGTAAATTTCCACCCCGCCGGGCGGGCGATCTGCTCCAAGAACACCCGCCGCCGCACAGGGTAATCACGCTGCATACGGCGGACAAACTTGCTCTTGATCTCCACGATCTCAACGGTGCCGTCGGCATAGGTCAGCCTAAAGTCCGCCGTGTAGCGTATTGGGCGCAGCTTCATGGTGTCGTATTCACCCGCCGGGAACAGCGGGAACGCGGGGTGCTGCTCACACGCCACGATCTCGCCCCGCGCCATCTTTGGCAGCACGGTTCCCGTGTAAAATTCATACTCGCCCCGGCTTTCAAAATCCCTGCCTGCCGCCTTGGCCTGCTTCACCGCCTCGGCCAGCGGGTCAGCGGCGCGGCGTTTCCGGGCGGCAAGCTGCTGTTCTGCCTGCGCACGGTAGCGCGGGGGCAGGTCGTCCAACTCCATGTTCATTGCTGCGCGTTCTCTTTCTGCTCGGCCCGCATATCGGCGGCATGGAGTGCATAGACAAGCGGCGTTGCGGCCATAGCGGCGGACAACACCTTGCTCCCGCCCTTGGCAGCGTCGTCATACGCACCCATGTGCCAACGGATAGCCAGCGCCTCGGCGTCGGTCAGCGGCATAAAGCGCTGCGCCAAAAAGGCAGACTTCTCCCCGTGACCGAACGGGAATTTTTCGCGCACGGTATAGCAGGGCACAGTTTCCCACTCACCGTCGCTGTTCTTCTGATTTTTGGTGCTTTGTGCATAGAAATCCGCCTTGCAAATGTCGTGCAGCAGCGCCACAACGGCATAGGTTTCCGCCGTAGGCACACCCGGCACCCGCCCCGCACCGATCAGCTCATAGTACACATTCAGGCTATGTTCCACCAGCCCGCCGGGGTAGCTGCCGTGGTAATGGGTGCTGGCCGGTGCCTCGAAAAAGTCCGTGCTTTCCAGCCATTCCAGCAGTACCGCCGCGCCCGGCCTGTGAATCTGCGAGGTGAAAATCTCAATAAAGCGTTCCTTGTTGTCCATAGTCATTGCCTCCCAACTTCTGCAATCCCGTACACGCTGTCAACTTCCTGCTTGGTAATATTCCGGCGTTTCAGCATGGCGGTGATTTCCTGTTTCTGTTCTTGGTAAACATCTTCATACGCGAAGAAATAGCGTAATTCCGGGTTGAACATTGATCGCAGGCTCAAACGCACAACCGTGTGTTCGTCAATTTCCATCGGAACCACATACACGGCAATTTGCCCGGTCTGACTGTTGACCTCCCGGCAAATCACGATAACTTTTTTCACGCACAGCATAGACCCGTGCCCCTTTCTTACCTGTTCATTCTCGGCGTAACCTTGCGCCCCGGTGTGCCGTGCCAACACTCCGCCCGTCGCATAATCACGGTGGTGTGCCGCCACCCGGCATTGCTTACCCGCGTTTCCACCCGGTTTAGTGTGTAGCCGGGGTATTTCCGCTCCCAGTACGCCACATCGTCGATGTACAGGGTGCTTGCCTCGTCCAGCTTCTTGCGGCTCCACTTGGTATCGTTCGGCGGCGGTGTTTTCGGCTTTTCAAGGCCACGGCTCTGCCGCCAGCTCCGGGCGCACCGCTTGTTCTTGCTGATGTATCGCACAAGGCTTTCTACACTGCCGTGGTCAACATCCAAGTATTCGCAGCGAGTAAAGCCGATCTGCCCGGCCTTGTCTGCCCATAGTTGTTCCAGCACATCACGGGTCAGGCCGTCGGTGTGCTGTATGATCGCATGGTGGTGGTGCCGCCCGCAGGCTGTGCCATCCTCCTGCATGGTGCAATACTCGGTGGCCGCAACCCACTTGGGGCGCTGTACGCCGTTCTTATCGCACCAACGGTATAGCCGCTTTATGTAGTTGGTCAGGTCGCGGTCAGCCTTGGCCGTGTCGCCCGGCTCCGGGTGGTGGTCGTCGTCATAGGTGCCCGTCCACGAAAAATCCCCCTTGCCGAAGTTGGCATTGACAAGCTGCACATGGTAGCGCTTGGCCCTGTTGTCGTTGTAGGTCTGCTGCGCAAGGGCGCTGGCCTCCTTGCGCTTGGCGCGGCGGCTTGCCTTGTGCTGCTTGGGTGTCACAGGGTATAGATCAACCTCCATGTAGGGGGCGGTGGCATAACTCTTGCCGCAGATGTGCTTTTGCTCTCTGTAATAGATCGACTTCACAGCTTTTGCCCCTCTCCCAAGGTGGTTACTTCCCATGCGGGGGCTACACCCCCGCACCCCTGTATTATTTTCTTCTTGCTGGAATACCACACTCTGCTCCGCAGGCAAGGGGAAACACCGGGCGGCTCTCTTTCCGTCCTGCTGTTGGTCAGGCAGTGCCCGCCGCCCTCGTTTCCCCCTTGACCCCTTTCCCCGGCATTTCTGCCGTGGTGCTTAACTTAATGCTGATATACCAGCCCCAAGCCGCCCAAGGCGGTATTTTTTTAGCCCGCCGCAGCACGGCAAGGCTAAAAAATCAAGCAGCCGGGCGGGGCACAATCCCGCTCCACGCCCGGCCTGTAAGGCTTATTCTGTTTTCGGCTCACCCGTCATAGCACCCACACGGCGCACCGCATAGGCACCCGCCCGGTGCTTCCGGGAAAAGATCGTCAAAAGTCAACTGCGCTTTTTCAAGCTCCTGCGCTTCAATAAATTCGTCGTGGTAGCTTTCCCATGACCACTTGCGGCCAAGACCTTTAATGCTGGTCAGGCTGTCCGCCGCGTTGTGTTCCATGTCAACCGCCCGCTGAAATAGATCCGGGTTGTTCTCCCACAGCGCTTGAATTTCTTTCTTTTTCATCGACGGGCAGAAATAGCAGCTCGACTTGCCCGGCTTTGGCAGCCCGGCCCGCTCGATCACGCGCACACATTCGGCTCTATCCCAGCCCCATTCATAAAGCGGGTAGTGCTTTTCATATTTCTTGTCTGCCTCGTCAATGGCAGCGGCGTGTTGAATACGGCGGGTTTCGCCCGCGTCATAGCCAATGTACTTGTTGACGCGCCCACCGCTTTTCCATACCTCCACGCATGGCGGATAGTGGTTGCAGAATTTTTCCTGCGTTCCGATCTTGTGCTTCAAAGAACACTTCTTGAATCCGTAGGCGATAGAGGGCAGCGTGTGCGAACGGAAACATTCTTCCTCCAAGGTCAGCCGGTTTCCGTCCTTGTCGGTATAAAATACCGGCGTGATTTTGGGTAGGCCGTGCTTGTCCAGCCAAGCATTGAACACCCGGATAAACTCATAGGTGTGCGGCTGTTCGCCGCCCGTGTCCGCAAACAGAATAAGATCAATCGGGATTTTGTGCAGATACATCCCGATAATCATTGCGGTGCTGTTTGTACCACCGCCGAAAGAAACAATGTTCATTCAGCCGTGCCCTCCATTCCGATCTGCTCCGCGTCCTCGTCCTGCTTGTCCGGGTCTGCCTCGTCTAAAGCCCGTTCCTGCTCCCGCATATACTGGCTCACACAGGCGCTTTCAAACTCGCTCAAATCCTCCAAGAACTGCTTGGTTATGATCTTCACGGGCACAAACCCGGCCAGCACTTCAAACCCGTCTTTGATAACCACATACGGCGCACCGCCAGCGGTCTTGCGCACAACGGTCTGTATGTAGTCGCTGTTCTTGACCACATCGGCAATGGGTGCAATCAGCGCGGAATCGTAGAAGATCAGCTCCCCGGCGTTGCCATACATAAGGCCAACCAGCCCCATGCCCTTGTAGAACATTTCCAGCGGCACCCGCCGCGCCTCCTGTTCCAGCGGGTCAGCGTCCGTCAGGTTCACGCCAAAGTCCGCCCCTGCGGTTTCGGCGTACTTCTCGTCAAAGAACATCTTTTCCCACGCCTTGCTGTCAATGTCCAGCACTGCGCCTACCTGTTCCTTGCCCTCCATTTCGGGCAGCTCCGTGGCGTTGTACAGCGCCAAGCGGGCGCCCAGCCAAATGCCGCTGTCGTCCGCATGGATTACCATGCAGTAGCTTTCGCTCTTGGCTCGTTTCACAAACTTGCTCAACTTCATGGCGCGGCTCCTTTCAGCCCAGCAGGCACAGCACACACAGCTTGATAATTGCCAGCGGCCCCAGCACGGCGGCGATTGCCCACGCAATGCAGGCAAAGATCACCAGCAGGCCAACCAGTGCGGCGAAAATAGCTTTCAAAACTTCCATAGTGCCCTCATTTCTCCGCCGCGCTATCGCTTGGCGGTCAGTGTTTCAGTGTCCGGCGTTTCAGTGCTTCTTGAAATAAGCGGAACGGCCCCCGA